AATAAGCATTTTGAGAGTCATAACCAGTAGCATTACCAATAGCGACTGCCCTACGACCTTGAGAGCTTTGACCCGCTCCTTTCCCAATAGCGACTGAATAAGACTTTTGATCTAAAAGACCCGCTCCGTCCCCAATAGCGACTGAATAAGACTTTTGTCTTGTTTGACCTGCGTTGGACCCAATAGCGACCGTGCTCTCACCTTGAGATGTTTGACCCGCTTCAGTTCCGATTCGGATTTGATCACCATACTCAATAGTGTTTAATCTCTTCACCATTTTTTATTATTAAACAAATTTTTTTAATTTGCGTACATTATCCCAGCCATTCCATTCTGAATACGAAGAATATTGTAATTTACGGCGTAAATATCGGTGTCCACATCTTGTGTTTCGTTCACAATTCTCGCCGAATCTAACCTACTAAAATTAAGTGTTCCAGACGGTTGAAACTGTGCACAATTTAAACAAAACGGATACAAAAACGTATCTGGTGAAGTTACAAATGACGTGTGATAATATGAAGATATTTCCGTGAAATGTGGGCTTCCTGCTTTTGGATCATCTATATCAGCTCCATTAATTTGGAATGTAATTTTAGAAGTATTTGTCAAATTTCCTGTTTTACTTGAAATATATTTCACTGGATGGTTGAAAGTAAGTTCTTGTTTTTTGTCATTGGAAGCAATATTTTTCTGAACTTGTGTGATTAAATAATCTGTTGATACTTGATTTACTATTTTTTTACGTTCGACAGTATCCAAATAAATATAATTGGCATAACACCTCAAATCAGTAACCGGAGCAGAACCCCAAGTTATTCTAATTTCTACATTGTGATATTGTAGTGCAATTAAAGGCAAAGCGGAATGCCAATTCTCACAAAACCAAAAACGAAGTGGATAAAATTTAGAATTAACTCCGTTACCACCATGAGGACCGTTTGAACTTTTTGATACATTTTGAGCCATTGTGTCTATCGCGATAAATTCTGTAAATGTTGAGTCTTGTTCGTCAATCACTTGACCGCCAATCAAAAGTTCTACTTTAGAAATTAAAGTAGTCCAATCTGTATAGGCTGTATCATTCGACAAATAAATATAACTTAACAAGTCACCGTTTTTTCCAAAACTAACGGTTGATATTCCATTTGAAACTGGAATCATTTGCATCACCTGGGATTCTACAACTTGTGAGAAATTTGTGTGTCGTCTAAATGTAGATTTAAAAAATGAAACTGTTGGGTCTTTTGATAAATGGGTATCTTGTTCCCCTATAGCTACCAATTGTACAATTCCTCCAGACATTGTTTTTTAATGTTTACCAACTTAATTTTTTTTTACGGACATTAGCACGGGTTGTTAGTTGCTGAAAGCCAGACCGGCCATCCCCTGTTTGATTCGCAAAATATTGAAATTCACAGCATACATATTGGCAGGTTGAGTAGCACTATTCGAAGTCATCTGTATATGAGCATTATCTAATCTGCTGAAATTACAGGTGCCAGACGGTTGGTGTTTATTGGCTTTCATTGCAAACGAGTACATCTTAAGACCAGAACCACCCGAAGAAGATGCACCTTTAAGTAATTCTGACGCGTATTCCGAGTGGTAGTACCCTTGAACTTGTGTGAAAAACTTATCTGGTAGAGGTGTTCCGAAGAGTTCAGTGCCATTCAAATAAAGCTGGACATCTGATGTAGTTAAGGTGTTACCTGTTGGATCACCCCATAATAAACATTTAACTGGATGATTAAGTAAATTCAAGTCAAAACGTTTCACTAATCCAGAACCTTCTGAATCCAATTTTTGTACTTGTTCAATGAGCATTTCGTGTGGGGTATTCACAAACCAATCACGTTCGTCCGTATCTAAAACTGTATAACTGGCGTAATATTTGAAATCTGTAATATTGTTAGTCGCTGCATATTTTATTTTGATTTCTACTTCGTTGTATTGTAGACACAACAATGGCAGACTGTAGTTGTCACAGAAGAAGAAGTGAAGTGGTATCCATTTAGCAGCTAAAACTTCCGTTCTGATAGTGGCATCATCTGGATCATCTAGTGTAGCCATCGCTTTGGCACCTGAGTCAATTAAAAATTTTTGCCAAAGTTGGACCATATAGAATGCGTCCTGGCGGTCAATAATCTGTCCACCAATCCAGAGTTCGAAAACTGCGGGACTAGTTCCATCGGCGTCAATGGCGACGCCGCTGGCTGTTGCTGTATCACCTAAATCGATCCATACATAGTTCAAAAGATCACCTTTTGATGGAATTTTGATGGTTTGGTCTGTACTACTACTACCCCCCATAGGATCCAACCTAACTGTTTTCATGGCAAAGTTTGTGTGGCGTTTGTAGTTCTGTCTAAAAAACGAGACTTCGGGTTGACCGGTTAAGAAGGCATCCTGAACACCTTTAGCTACGAGATCAATGAGTGCACCTGACATTTTTTTTTTATTTTATTTAATATTAACAAATAAATAATATTAAAAAATACGCTCCTTTTAATATTTAAGATGACTATTTTTCAAGCTCTTTCCTGGGAAGCTCGAGATGAGGATGAATACACAATCAGTATTTTCGGGCGGACTGAAATCGGTGAGTCTGTGTGTGTTTCGACAATTTTTAATCCGTATTTTTTTATAAAAATTCCTAAGAAAACTGAACCAAAAGTTTATATGACCAAAATGTTTGGTGTGTGTAAAGAATATATAAAAAAAATGGAGTTTGTGAAATCGAAAGATCTATGGGGTTTTCAAAATAACGAACAATTTATTTTTTTGAAATTAATTTTCAAAACACTAGAAAACATGCGTAAATGCGATGGTCTGTTGAGAAATCAATTACCAAAAGTGTATGAATCAAATTTGGAACCTGTTCTTCGATTCATGCATAGGACTGGTATTCAGTCTACTGGGTGGATAAATACTGGTTCAAACTGTATACCTGCTGATGATATAAGTCATTGTACGATTGATTTATTTTGTGAAGAGTGGAAGACTCTCCAACCTGTTTCCAGAGATGACATCGCTCCATTTATTGTAGCTTCTTTTGATATTGAGACAAATAGTTCAACCGGTAAATTTCCTAACCCTATGGTTGAAGGAGACGCCTGTTTCCAAATTGCGTTCACCCTGAAAAGATATGGTGAAAATGATTTTTTCGACAATACCTGTTTGTGTTATAAACAAACCGATACCAATCTCAAAGGTTGTAATATAGTAAATTTCAAAACCGAGCGGGAACTCTTGGTTGGTTTTACTGAGTACATTCAAAACCATGATATTGATGTAATGACCGGCTGGAATATTTTTGGTTTTGATTTGAATTATATTTTCAAGCGGGCACAGCTGAATAAGTGTCCGATGAAATTCTACGAGATGGGTCGTCTGAAGAATGTAATGTCAACTTTACTTGAAAAGAAATTGTCTTCGAGCGCCCTGGGTGATAATTTGTTTAAATTGTTACCAATGCCCGGAAGGTTTATTTTTGACTTGTTTCAGGAAATCAAACGTCAGCATAACTTGGATTCTTACAGTTTGAATTTTGTTTCGCAAACATTTCTGGGTGATCAGAAAATCGACATGTCTCCTAAAGAAATGTTTGCCCGATTTCGAGAAGAAGATCCGATAAAACTGAGGGAAGTTGCTGAATACTGCATCAAAGACACGATTCTACCCCATGACTTGATGGATAAGTTGTGTAATTTTTTGAATCTGATCGAGATGGCAAAAGCTACTTGGGTTCCCATCAATTATTTGTCTGAACGTGGGCAACAGATTAAGGTTTTCAGTCAAATGGCGATGGAGGCTCGTGAATTGGGATATATGATTCCAACGATTCGGTATGGTTCTATTCAACCGGAAGCATACGAAGGTGCGACCGTTTTGAAAGCGCAGATTGGTGCTTATTATGTACCAATTACGGGTTTAGATTTCGCCAGTCTGTATCCGTCAATTATGATGGCTCATAATTTATGTTATTCGACACTGGTAATGGATCCGAAATATGACAATATCCCAGGAGTTGAGTATGAAAGTTTCAAAGTCGGAGACAGGACTTACAAGTTTGCTCAAAATGTCCAAAGTTTATTGCCTGTAATTTTAGAAAAGCTGAAAAAATTCCGAAAGCAAGCCAAGAAAGATATGGCGGCGGCGACAACTGGAATGATGAAGAATGTATACAACGGAAAACAATTGGCTTATAAAGTTTCTATGAATTCTGTATACGGGTTTACTGGTGCGGGAAAAGGAATGCTCCCGTGTGTCGCAATTGCAGCGACTGTGACTTGTAAAGGTAGAAGCATGATTGAAGAAACAAAAAACTACGTCGAAAAAAATTACCCTGGATCAATTGTTCGCTATGGGGACACAGACTCAGTCATGGTTGAATTTAATGTCGAAGGACTGACGGGTCACGACGCAATTGTCAAAAGTTGGGAGATGGGTGAAAAAGCTTCCAGAGAATGCACAAAACTCTTCAAAGCTCCAAATGATTTGGAGCTTGAAAAAGTGTATTATCCATACTTTTTGTATTCGAAAAAACGATACGCCGCAAAAATGTGGGTAAAAAATAAAGTTGGTGAAATTATTTTTGATAGTATTGACATAAAAGGTCTTCAAGTCGTGAGACGAGACAATACACCATACGTTCGAGAATGCTGTAAAGAAGTTTTGGATATTATTTTGGAGAGTAACAACCCCGAAAGCGCCAAAGAGTGTGCCAGAAAAAGAGCAATAGAACTTTTAGACGGACGAGTTTCAATGGAAAAACTGGTTCTTTCGCAAAAATTGGCAGATTCATATGTTAACAATAATTTGGCGCATGTGAAAGTCAGAGACAAAATCAGAAAAAGAGAACCGGGTTCTGAACCCCAATCAGGTGATCGAGTTCAATATGTACTCATTATGGCTGACAGTGTAAAACAATGTGACAAAGCAGAAGATCCAAATTGGGTAAAAAATAAAAATATTCGTTTGGATTATCAATATTATTTTTCCAATAAATTTGTCACCCCTATTTGTGATTTATTGGAACCACTTGTTCCGAATCCAAAAGAAACAATGTTCGGAGACCTTTTACGAAAACAATGTAGCAAAAGAATAAAAGGTGCAGCGACTTCGAGAAATCTTATGGAAATGTGGGCGAAATATGAAATTAAACAATAGAACATTTAATAATTTAAATGTTTTTTGAGATAATTTTTTCTTCAATCCAAGACACAATTGAAGAAAAATTAGAAAAGGAAATAAATAAACAGGTAGACACAAGAGTCACGAAATTTGTAGAATATATTTCACAAACGTACGATGTTTCATTAAGACTTTTACTTCGTGATTTACAAAATTTAGATGGTTTACAGATTTCAAATAGTACCAAACCAGGACAGTGTTCGGGTGTCACGAAAACAGGTGGTCGTTGTAAATGCAAAGCGGTTAACAGAGGTTATTGTAAAAGACATCAGAATCAATTTTCAAAAAAAAGAGAAAAAGAAGAAATCGAGATGCAAGATTTTGTAAGTCATAATCACCCAATTCCTCCAATTTTTGATCCAAATTGTCCAGCATGTTCTTCAACGAAAAAAGAAAAAAATTTACTTATAGAATTGTAAATTTTAATAATTAATATGAGTCGCTCAGATCTATTATTAGGTTCAATTAAACAATTCTATTTGGAAAGAGAAAATTCCGAAAATTTGAGGGATATTCTAGAAAAAAGAAACGGAATTTCTTTGCGAAATTTAGAATGGTTCATTACAAACTACTCCAAAGGGAATAACTTGACATATAATACAAAAGATGGGAAAATGTTTACAGTACATTGTGCATATAAATCAAGTCTAGATGGATATAGCAAAAAACTATTTGATCCATTTTGCCGGACGGAAAAATTTGAGTATAAAATCCCGAATTCCGACTCCGAAGTTCGAACGACAGTCGCGCAACTTAATTTTATTCGTTGGTGTATCAAAAATAATATAATTGAATATATTATAGATAATAAAAAAAAATTATTTTTTAAATAAAAGTCATAGTATATTCTCCAGTTTTTACATCTGTAATCACTTTCAAATTTGACGGATGAAAAACTTTTTCAGTTGCGCGTTTACGTGCAGGGGATATCCAAAAAACAATAGCCCTAAATAGCCCATTCAAACGTTGCCTTTTTTTATATAAATTAAATAAAATCTTAAATTCTTCAATATCATGACGAGCTCTCTCGACGGAAGCATATTCCCATGAATTAACTATAGAAGAAGTATCATTATTCTTGGCTTCAACTATCGCTATAGTTTCTTCAAGAATAGTTTCATCCGGAAATAACGGAATTTGACCACCGAGAAAATATCGTCCGTTGGTCCAACTTGATTCCAATTGTTGTATATAACGATTAACCAGATAATGTTTGGGGAAATTTTTTTGGAGTTTGGTTAAAGAAACCATTATATATATATTTATTTATTTCTTTAATGAAATTTAAGTAGAACTGGACTCACTTATTTTTTATATATATATATATATTATAAAAATGAACAAAGCAGCAATACATCAATTTTTAACAAATCATTTTCCACGCCCAGTAACACAAAATTCAATGCGCTACTATGTAGGTCAGGGTGTAGCTCGAGGAGTTATAACCCATAACCAAAGAAATTTTATTTTACATGAATTGAGAAATATACAAAAATTTCCTATAACAACAATGAGTGTACCGCGTTCCAATCAAAATTTACCTTTTGGAGTCCCAGGGGGTTATCAACGAAAATCAAATACTCAAATAGTTCGGAATCTTTTGAATTATGCAACAAGACATCGTAACAGAAGAA